AAGATGCCAGAATTTTCTGATCCTGCAAAGGCTTCAACACTAAAAGCTAATATGAAAAGCACACTAAACAATTATGGGTTTAACGACCAAGAAGTTGCTCAAGTGTACGATCATAGAATTGTTATGTTGGTCAATGATGCTATGAAGTATCGTAATATGCAAAATTCAAAACCGAATATTGCAAAAAAGATTACTAAACCTAGCAAACCTTTTTCATCAGGTGTTAAGCAAGGCAAATCTGAGGCAAACTTAAAATTGAGGAGAGAAAAGTTAAGTCGTCTAAAAAAATCTGGCAGTATGAAAGCTGCTCAAGATGTCTTTTTAGATATGATAACTAACAAATAACCTCAACAATAATAAGGATAAAAAACTATGGCAATCGTAGCAAATACATTCCAAACTTATGCAGCTATTGGTAATAGAGAAGATTTATCAGATATAATCTATAATATCTCTCCTACTGATACACCTTTCATGAGTTCAATTGGAAAAGAAAAAGCATCTGGCACTCTACATGAGTGGCAAACTGATGCTTTAGCAACAGCAGCAGCTAATGCACAAATAGAGGGTGATGAAATCACTTTCACAGCAGTAACTCCAACTGTTAGACTTAACAATCAAACTCAGATTTCAAGAAAATCTGTGATTGTTTCTGGCACTCAAGATACTGTTAATAGTGCAGGTAGAAATAATGAACTAGCTTACCAAATTTCTAAAAGTTCAAAAGAACTTAAAAGAGATATGGAAGTTGTTTTAACTGCTAACCAATCAGTAAATGCAGGAGGAGCAGCAGCAGCTAGAAATCTATCTGGTCTTGCTTCTTGGATTCAAGCTAACACTAGCAAAGCAGCTAATGGAGCTAATGGACAGCACAATCCTGGTGGTGGTGCAGTTGACACTCCTGGCTATCAAAGAACTGATGGTACACAAAGAGCTTTCACAGAAGCACAACTAAAAGATGTTGTGAAGAAGTGTTGGGATAATGGTGGCGATCCATCAATGATTATGCTTGGCTCTTTCAATAAGCAAAAACTATCAGGCTTTACTGGTGGCTCTACTAAAATGACTCAAGCAGACGACAAGAAACTTGTTGCTGCAATTGATATTTATGAATCAGACTTTGGATCAATGACTGTTGTTCCAAATAGATTCTCAAGATCAAGAGATGTTTTTGTATTATCACCTGATATGTGGTCAGTTGCGTTTTTAAGAGATTTCCAATTAATGGATCTTGCAAAAACTGGTGATGCACAGAAAAAAGCTATGTTAGCAGAATACACACTTGTTTCTAAAAACGAAAAAGCAAGTGGTGCTGTATTTGATTTAACAACAGCTTAATCAAAACATTTATAGGAGGGGATTAATTTCCCCTCTTATTCTTTAATCAATAATTTTGTTTGGTCTTTGAAGATTTATTTAAAGTCGGAACGAAGCAATCAAAAAGGAAAATAACATGAGAACACTTAACGATTATTTTATAACATCAGCAATACCTGATGTATCAACTGCGTCATCTACTTTTGTATGTGTACCAGATGGTGGAAGAATAATTAAAATTATTACACACAACAAAGCGACTACTACAGGAACAGCAGCTATCTCTTTTGAAATAGGTGGAACAGCAGTTACTGGTGGAGCTATAAGTCATACAGCTTCTGGTTCAGCAGGTAGAGTAGCAACAGCAGAACCAACTGCTGCTAACAGAGTTGAAGAAGATGGAACAATTGAATGTATCACTAATGGTGGTTCATCAAATGCTTCTAAAATGGAAATAACTTTTGTTATCAGAAGATAATTACAAAATTTGTGGGAGATCCTGTCTAGCGATATTTCTCCCACAAGTGCAAATTTAAAAATATAAAAATATAAGGAAAATAATATGAGTTACAATTATGGTTTAAGACCAGGAGCTACACAAAAAGTTTCATTTACAGCTTCTTCAGTAGCTTGTTCAACAGCTTTTGGAAGTCAAACGCAATATGTAAGAATAGCAACTACTCATAGTTGCCATTATGCACTTGCTGGTTCTCCTACTGCTACAACAAGTGATGCTTATCTTCATGCTGGAGATTATGAAATAATCAAAGTTACACCTGGCGAAAAAATTGCTGCAATAAGAAACACATCTACAAGTGGTGATTTATTTGTTACTGAAATGTCAGGCTAATAAATGGCAAGAGTAAAATTTACTCATTTTGTACCAAGAGATAAACCAAAAAAAAGACCTGGAGTTCACAAGAAAAGTTTAAATAAATCTGAAAAAAGAAATAAAAAACTTACTAGATACAAAGGTCAAGGAAGATAATGAGAAAAATAAGTCAGGAAACAGACAAGCACATTACTGAAACTTTTTTAGATAATGGTGCAGATGGTATTGTTCAAAAAAGATCAATAGATGTTAAGCCTATTTTAGAAAGTAATAAAAAATTATTTACACAAAATGATGGCTATAGTCCTGATAGAAGTTTAAAAAGAATTGCATCAATACCAGTAGTTATTCTTGAGATATGGTGCAAGGAATATCATAAAGATCAAAACAAAGGTAATTGGTTTGAATTGCCAAGAGAAGTACAAAAGAAAATTTTAAGAGAAAAATTAAACAGTTCTGAATTTAGATATTTTAGAACAGCAGAGGGCAGATTATAATGGCACTAACAACTTACACAACTTTAAAATCATCAATAGCAAACTGGTTAAACAGATCAGATTTAACATCTGAGATACAAGATGATTTTATCAAATTAACAGAAGCTGATCTTAACTCTAAGTTAAGAGTTAGAGCTATGATTACTCAAGCTGATATAACTGTTAATGCTGAAACAGCAGCTTTACCTACTGACTTTTTACAAATTAGAAATTTTTATATATTAAGTGGTGCTACTAAAACTCCATTAGTTTATACAACACCAGCATCAATGGACACTACAAGTGGAACATCAACAACTGGCAAACCTACTACTTATACAATTTTAGGAGATACATTTAGATTTTCTCCAAAACCAGATACTACTTACACAGCTAAAATAAATTATTACAAAAGATTCCCTGCTTTAAGTTCAACTGTTACAACAAATTATGTTTTAGAAAATCATCCAGCTATTTATTTATATGGATCACTATTTCATGCAGCAAACTTTTTAGGTGGCATCAATCCACAGCAAGTTCAATCATGGCAGTTAATGTATTCAACAGCTATGGAACGATTAGAATTAAACGATAGAGAAGATGAATACAATGGAAGTCCTTTACAAGTAAGAACTGTAACTTCTGTACCATCTCCATTTATTTCAACTTCATAACAATAGGCAAAATATGCAACTACCTTTTGGTGAATGGTTGCCAGACCAACCAGACAATTTAAATCCAGGTGCAACTGTAGCAACAAATGTTTATCATGCACAATCAAGTTATAAACCAGTTAAAGGTTTAGTACCTTATAGTGGTGCATCAACTGTTACAAAAAATGCCAAAGGTGCAGGTAGTTTTAGAGATAATACAAATACAGTTTTTACTTTTGTAGCAACAAAAGATAATATTTATAAATTAACATCTGGTAGTTTTACATCTGTTAAAGGTGGTTTAACTATATCAGGTGGAGATATAGATTTTTTTACATTTACACAATTTGGACAATACATCATAGCAAGTAATGGAGTTAATCCTCCAATGTATTATCTAATGGGTACTTCAACTAATTTTGCAACATTACAAAGTATTGCAACAGCAGGAACAGTACCAGCTAAGTTTAGAACTTCAGGTGTAATTAGGGATTTCTTGGTAACAGGTAACATAGAGAACGCAAAAAACAAAATTGCTTGGTCAGGTATTAATGATATTTCAGTTTGGGAAGCAGGAACTAGCTCATCAGATACTCAAGTCTTACCAGGATCAGGTGGTCAAATAGTTGCGATAACCTCTGGTGAGGTTGGATATGTATTTAGACAAAACCAAATAGTTCGTATGGACTTTGTTGGTGGAAATGTAGTGTTTAGATTTTCAGTTATCTCTCCAAATAGAGGTGCTGTTTATGGACAAACAGTCTGTCAAGACAATAGACAAGTTTTCTTTTACGCAGATGATGGATTTTTTCAAATCAATGGCGACCAAGTGTTGCCGATAGGAGCTGAGAAAGTAAATAGATTTTTTGATCTTGATTTAAACAAAGCATTTAGTGATAGAATAACAGCAGCAGTAGATCCATTTAATACTTTAGCGATATGGTTATATCCAAGTAAAAACAATCCAGGAAATACTACAGGTATCTGCGATAGATTACTTATATATAATTATGTAACTCAAAAGTGGTCAATTGCTAATGTTAAAGCATCACAAATTTTTGAACAGTTTGTAACAATCAATACTGTTGAGTTAATGGATTTAATATCTGAAAACTTAGATGAAATTAATATTTCATTAGACACACCTTATTGGACAACAGGACATTTAAGATTAGGTGCTATAGATGAAAGTTTTAAAGCAGCAATTTTCTCAGGAACAAATTTAGAAGCTGAACTTGAAACAAGAGAACAAGAGATATTTCCAGGATTAAGAGCTAATGTAACTGGCATCAGACCAATTGTAGATGCAAGTGCAAATGTAACTATTAAAACTAGAGATAAATTAGCAGATACAGTTACAACTTCTGCATCAAGTACAACTAACACAACAGGGATTAGTCCTGTCAGACAATCAGGCAGATATTTTAGAGCAAATGTAAAAGTACCTGCTGGAACTGTTTGGACTCATGCACAAGGAATAGATTTGACAGCTAGTCAAGGTGGATCAAGATAATGTCAGATAAGATAGATATAGACAACATTAGATATTCAATTGAAACACAAGAGTTTTTTCAAAGACAAGTTGAAGAAGCTGTGAATACATTAATTAACAAAAATAATGCTGAAAGCGATAAGGCTTTTAGTTGGTTTATGAATTAGGAGCAAATAAATGGCAGGAATTAAAGATTACTCAACTACACAAGCAAGTAACACTTCTTTAAATAGTATAAATACAGCAGAGGGAATGTTACCTAGTGATTTGAATAATGCGATTAGAGCATTAATGAAAAACACTAGAGATTGGTACAATGATAGCCAATGGGTAATTTATGGTGATGGTGATGGAGCATATACTCCAGCTTATGTAAGTGGAACACAATTTACAATTACATCAACTGGAAATGATTTAACATCTCACTATCATGCAAACAGAAGAATAAAAGCAACTGGTACAAATACTGGTACAAAAATTGGAACTATAACTTCTTCTTCATACTCAACCAATGTAACTACTGTTAATGTTACTTGGGATTCAGGTGCTTTAGGAAATGATACAGATTTAGAAATTTATTTATCAGCATTAACTGCTACAAGTAATTCAATACCTTTAGGAGTTATTGGTTCAGGTAATTTTGCTGATGGTTCAGTAACTACTGCTAAACTTGCTGATGATGCAGTTACAAATGCTAAAGTTGCAGACAATGCAGTTCAAGCATCTCAAGTAAATGCAAATGCAGTAACAGAAGCT